GGCCATGGCGGGGGAAAGCAGACAACGCACAGTCGTCGAGATCGGCGTTGACGATCGGGCGATCAAGGGTCTCGGGCAGACCATGGAGCGGGCCTTTGACCCCGCGATCATCGAGAGCTTCGCGCGAAGCGTGGAACGCCTTGAACGGACGCTGAACCGGCTCGCAGACACCGCCAACAAGGCGGGTGTAGGCGGTGGTGGCGGCGGCGGTGGCGGCGGTGGCGGTGGCGGTCCTACCGTCGATAGTGGCACGGGGGAAGCTCGCGCACGCGGTGAGCGCGATAGCCGTGGTCGCTTTGTTGGGGCTGGCGGTGGTGGCGGTGGCGGCCGTGGTGGCGGGGGCGGCTTTTGGCCCACCTTCGGCGGTGCAGGGCTCGGCTCGTTCATGGGCACGTCCGCAGCGGGCATGATGAACCGCGGCATGGGGGCCATGGGTTCGATGGCGTCGGGCCGTGGTTTCGTGGGCCAGATGGCGTCGGCTACCCCTTGGATCGGCCAAGCGCTTGGCGGTGCCGTAGGGGGCATCGGGAGCCTGTACGGGCAGTACGCGCAGCAATCGGGTGCTATCGCGGGCGCGTACGGCCGCACGGGCGTCGCAGGCGCCGGTAACATGGGCATGGGCGCTCGGTTTGGGCTCGCTCCGGGGCAGATGGCCGGGCAGATGGCCAACTACGGCGCGCAGACGGGGCTCAAAGGCGGTGCGCTTGCCGGGATCAGCCCCGATCTCTTGGAAATGGAGAAGGTGCGGGGCTTTGGAGCCGCGGGTGCCGTCATCGGCGGTGCGGGTGCGGCTGGGGGCCGTACGGGCAACGCCAGGAAGCTACTCGAAGACTCGATCGCGACCGGCTTCCAAGTCGGCATTCGCGAAAGCCGCATGGATCAGTTCTTCATGCAGATGGGCGGCTGGGTCGAATCGATGCGCAATCAGGGGATCAACCTGAGCACAGAGAGCGCCAACGCACTCGTGACCGTCATGGGTAATATGGGGCTCAAAGGCATGGCCGGCGTGAAGGCCGCGCAGAGCACGCAAGGTGCGCTCAGCCGCATCGGCAAGGGGGGCGGTCCCGCATCGGCGATCGGGCTTCGCGCAGCGGGCATGGCCGGCGGTGGCTTCGGGGACAAGAGCTACATGCAAGCTCGGATCTTCGCGGAAGCCGAACCGCAGACGGTCATGAACAACTTGGGCACGATGCTCCGCGATACGGGGGGTGCCACGGACGCCGAAGGGCTCGCGCTCGGCATGGAACAGATCCTAGGCGGGCTCGGGATCGACTTCGGGGGGCCGCAAGCCTATCTCGAAGCCGCGAATCGCATCATGGGCGGGGGCGACCTACTGAGCACGGAAGCCGGGGCCGCAGCCGCCGGAGCACAAGCCAAGGGCCGGAGCAAGGGTGCCGCGGGGGCGTTCGCAGCACCCGCACACGAGGCGCGCATGACCGCTCGTCGGGCCGGAGCGGGGGCGAAGCTCGCCACCACGCAGCGCAAGATCGACGAGCTAGAGATCCGGCTCGCTGAGACGACGCTGCCCGCGTTCTCAGATGCAGTTTTCGCGGCGGTGGGTGGCTTGGATGAGTTGGTCAAAGCGTTTTCCGAAGGGGGCATGAAGGGGCTCAACAAGAAGGTCGGCGAAATGAGCGTCAATGCCGGCACCGTGATCGTCAACGAGCTGGGTGAGTCGTTTAGAGACGCCGTGTTCGGCAGCGATGAAGACAATAAGGGCGGCGGTCCAGGGAGTCGGAAGTGGGGTACGAAAGAGTCAGACTTCGAAGAGAAGAACCAGGGCATGCTTGCGCGCGCGGTGCGTGCCTACCAAAAGGGCGGCGCTGGCGCAGCCGTGGAGGTACTACAAGGGGGCGCAGAGCCGGCTTCCCCCCATCTGGCAAAAGCCAAGGCGGCGTACCACGCACGCAAGACCGCCGAAGCGCTTGAAGAAGACGCGCAACAGAGCCTTCCGCCCGATGAGCAATTCACGGGTCCAAACTAATGCCAGAAGCCTCAGTGCATTCGAATCGAAGGGTTTACAACCCGCGCGCAACGAGTACGCGGTGCATCGTTTCGTTTCACTCCGATGACAACTTCGACGGCACCATTCAAGACGCCCACCCCTTGCTAGGCAGTATCGTTGGCGTGTCCACGAGCAAGAGCTTTGGCGGCGCGTCGGGCTCGTTTTCGATCACGATCAAGAAGCCGCGAAGCCTCACCACGACGTGGCACCGGCTGTTCTCGAATCCCGAAGGCACGTGGGTACGGATCACCTACTTGGTAGACGGGCAAGGCATCCCGGTGCTTTGGGGGATGGTCGACGCGATCCAAGAGAGCACCGTGCGCAGCGATACCGGCACACGCACGGAGACCTATACGGTCACGGGGCGCGACTTTGGCAAGGTGTTCGAAGATTCCAAGACGCTGATCAGTCTCTTTGCCGTGCACAACCTAGACTTGGTGCTCGGCATGTACCAAGCGGCGAACATCGATCCGTACGTAGGGACGGCCGATGGCATTGTGAAAAAAGCCATCAATATCTGGCTCGGCAATGGCGGGCTCGCGAGCAAACAGTACCGCTTGCCGAAGTCACTCGCCGAAGTCTCCGGCGCGCAGTCCATTTACGATACGATGAATTTCAGCACGATTCAGAAGTTCGATGACGGCAACGGGATCACCGAAGCCATGAGTATCATCGATATCAACAAACAGAGCGGCGGTGCGCTTTGGGATCTACTCCAACAGTATTGCAACGGCGTCCTAAACGAAATGTGGGTCGACCTTGCGCCACACCCTGAGCACAACGGCGCCATGCGTCCCGCGTTCTACCTACGCGAGCGCATCTTTCGTACCCAAGGGGACACGAATCGCTGGGATCAGACCCGCGTGCGCCAGCTCGAAAAGAACGACGTGCGGAGCCGCAATCTTGCCAAGGGCGGTGCCGCGAATCGGTACAATTATTGGGTAATCACGGGCAGCGTGCTTGGCGATCAGTTCGAAACGCAAGCGCAAACGCATAGTATGGGCCTTGAACCGTTCAAGCCCGGCGCCATCCCGATCATCAACGTCGAATCCGTGCAGCGCCACGGGCTCCGACCGTACACGGCCAACACCAACTTCCTACCATTTTTCAAGCAAGGCCAGGGCACCAACTTCATCCGGCTTGCGGCCAACTGGCTCAAACGCATTCACGATTGGTACGGCGTCGCGCCCTTCCAACTCAGCGGCACGATCATGACCACGCGCATGTTCCCTGAGATCCGCATCGGGCAACGCATTCAAGAGCTGCGGGATGAAGGGTCGATCACGTACTACGTCGAAGGGGTCGATCACAATTGGAGCCACCCCGGCCCCGGCAGTACCACGATCACCGTGACGCATGGGGAGTATGACGATGGCGTGAGCGCGCTGGCGCATCTTTATGCGCAGTACGAGACTCCCGCAGCCAATGCCGCCGCGCTCGATGCAATCGAAGAGCAGAGTCGGCTCGCTCAGCGCAACGCCGATCTCGCTTTGATCGACGAGTACCAAACGATTGTTCCGGGGGAGAATGTGAACGCCGAGAGCGATGATGTGATCGCCGCCTTAGCCAAGCCCGCGGACCCGACCATGATGCCCGGCAAAGACGGGCCTAGCTCCCAAGCGACTAAGGTGGCCACCGGGGAATCCCAAGATCCCGTGGCGGATAAGGAAGTCGAAACGACGCAAGCCGCGGTATCTCTTCCGCAAGACAATCTCGAAGCGATCTTGCCCATCGCCGTGGCGCCGGGACGCACGCCCAAAGCACCGGGGACGCTATGAGTCGTTTCAAAACGACAAGGACACGCGGCGGGACCATCGTTCAATCGGGGCTCGATATCCGCAACCGGGACAACCCCGCAAACCCCATGGCTCCGACCTTGGGGCTCTACCGGGCTTTCGTGTACCGCACGTACACGCCCTACGACTCCGAAGGCGAACGGCGCGAGGATAACCGGCGGGGCTATCAGGTTGAATGCGATGTGCTCTTGGTGCGCACGCAACAGCTCTTGCTGAACGTGCCGGTCATGCAAGCGACCTTCGGCGTGAACAACGCGAAGCCTTGGATTCCACGCCCCACGACGCGCACGATATCGGGACAGAACGAAGTGCGCTTTCAGGTCCAGGGCAAAGACGGCCGCTTCGAAGGGACCGCCACACCGTTCGATGATATCGACGGTGAAATGGTGATCGTGCAGTTCGTTGAAGGCGACCCTGACTTCCCGATCATTACGGGCGCGCTCGTGCACCAAAGGACGAATCGCAAGGTCTTGCAAAGCCCCGATGGCCGGGACGGCTGGACCGAAGGCGAGCAGGATCAAGGGCTCGCGTACGAGGAAGAGCAGTACCTTCACCACCAAGGCACCGAAGTGCGCATCAACGGCGGCGGGGATATCTTGATTGATACCACAGGCGCCTACGAAGACTCGGCCACCGAAGACGCCGGAGCCGCGCGTGGGAACGTGCGCATGCGAGTCAAAGAGGGGCAACGGCTCACCATCGCCATGGGGGCCGACGAAGACGTGCTCGAAGTGTTCAAAGACGGCGGGCAGCTCCGGGTCGACCTAGGGGAAGGCGCCGATGAGCGGGTCATCTTGGGGGATAGCTTCATGACGTTTTTCAATGATCACATTCACCCCACGGGCGTCGGGCCTTCCGATGTGCCGACGCTCCCGATGGACGCGACCCTGCTTTCCGACCTGAGTAAGACAAAGAAGAGCTAGCCATGGCGATGGTGCCGGCAACGCTGATCGACGCGCTCACGGGCCTTTGGACCAATCCGCCTGAGTCTCGAAGCTACACGGACACCGCCGATGCCATCGAAACGCTTTGGCAAGCATCGGCCGTTGGCGGGAGTGCCAGTAGCGCCACGATTTTCACCCCCCAAATCACCTACGCGCCGCTCAGTCCGGTGGGGGGCTTCCCGACTGCGGCCGATGCTGCCCAAGCGTTCGAAGACGCATGCACGGATCTGGTAGAGGGCACCACGTTTACCCCGGTGCCCCCGGCCACCGCTATTAGCGCGCCCCCCGGAAGGCTCACCGCTTCGGTCGGCTCGCTCAAAGACGCGTTGAAAACCATTTTTGAGGCCCCCGAAGCCGGCACCGACGCGTCCGTTCAGGCCACCGCGATCGGCAATGCGATCTATACCTACCTCGCAGGATGGGAAGTGGACGTGACGACTCCCGGCCCCACCGTAACCGCCACACCTATCGTCTAAAGGATAATCGAGCCGCTAACGTGGCGTACCAACCCCTTGCGAGGGTAAGCTAGGCCAGCGATGGCGAGGGAACGCGGGGCTGGGCTCAACTCCTTGAGCCCAAGGAATATACAAGTGGGGCCGGCTGGGGACGCCGTAGCGCCGCTTCGCGACGTTCGTACGGGGTTTCGGGCGGGATTCGTCTTCGAGCTGCGCGACATTCTGCGCCCTGATCGCCCCGTCGCTGTGCATAGCTTCGCGCTGAATCCCCGGCAGTACATGCTTTCGGAGCCCTTTCAGAGCACGCTCACGCCTACAGAGGATAATAGCGTCGTGGCCGAAGAGAACGGTCAGATCATCCGTGAGATCACCATCGAGGGCACCTTCGGGCTCAAGGAAAAGCGCGGACCCTCGTTCAGCGGCGATCAGGGCTCGCGCTCGGGCAATGAGCACTTCATCCATCTGCGCGAAATGTTCCGACAGTATTCGCGGATCAAGCAAGACCCGGAGCAAGCCGCCCGGCACGTGCTGATCTTCCATTCGATGCGCGACGATGACCATTTCGTGGTCGTTCCGCGGAGCTTTGATACCCCGCGCGACGCGAAGAGCACCCGGTTCCATTATCCTTACCGCATTACGCTGGCCGTGGTCGCTGACGCCGCGGTGGCCACGAATCTTTTGGGGCTCCCCAAGGCCATACGCGCGCTCAGCGCCGCATTTCACGACGCGCGGTCCTATTTTGCCGAAGTCTCCAACGTGCTTGGTAGTATCAAAGGCAAGGTACAGGATATCGAGTCGGTTCTGGTTCAGTCTGCGGAGCTGATCAACGGCGTGGGGGAAGTGCTCGACGGCACACGCGATCTCATCAACTACCCCCTAGAGCTGGCGGCCAACGTGACGACGGATCTCGCCATTGCAGCCGACCGGCTAGCCAACAGCACGGCTCAGCTCACGCCCGGTTCCATCGAAGAAGAAGCGTCCCGGCAAATGCGACGCCTAGAAGCGGCCCTGGACCGCATCTTAGCCATCCCTGAGAAGTTCGGGCCGTCGTCCATCCAAGACACGCTAGAGCGCTACGAGGGCGAACAGGGGCTCTCAGAAGACGATCTGGCGAACAATACCGCGGGCGCCACCATCGGCTCCCGAACCCGGCTCACGCTAGGCTCCGGCGCCGAAGCAGGTATTGACGCATCGGAGTATCGAGGCGTGCTGCGGGAACGGATCGACCGGACCCAGACGATTCTGAGTCTTTCGGTCTCATTTGGGGTGCCTGAAGAGCTAATCGTCTTGGTGAATAACCTGAAATATCCGTACATTGCCGAAGGGGGCGGGCCGGGGGTGCTCGCGCCGGGGGATGTGATCTTGATTCCAGTGAGACAAGGGGTTCAGGGGGGCCAGGTTTCGCCTAGCAATCCGTACCTTACGCCCGAAGAGGCGCTGTACGGGATCGATATGGCGCTCGACCCGGCCATCATGGCTCAACAGGACGAGCTAGAGCTGCGGATCGCCCAATCACTCACGGACGTGGATCTGATCCGAGGCATCGATAACGTCATCCAAGGCACGGAGATCACCGTGCGCACGGAGCGGGGCGGGACCACCTACGTGCCTGAAGTCGGCGTGCGTCGCAACGTCGGCACTAAAGGCACGATTCAGTACATGCTCTTGGCCGCGCTCGCGCTGCGCGAGGGCATTCTTGCTGATCCTCGCGTAGAGGGTATTCAGGATTCTCGCGTTGTGCTCGAAGACGACGTGCTGACGCAAGAGATCACGCCGCGGCTCCGGGGGGACCGCACCGGGATCAATTTCATTCTGCCGTTTGGCACCGCCAGCGGAGAAGGGGGCTAGGTGCCAGTTTTTCAACCCCGTAGTCGGGTACAGATTCAGCGCGATATGGTGGCCCGCGTGGTGGCCCGCTCCGACCTTACCGGGCTCACCCTCAACAGCGTGATCTACCATTTGATCGCGGCGGCGGCGTCGGAAGATGCGGAGCAATACTTCCAAATGAGCCGGCTTCGCGATCTCTTCGCGATCGACAAGGCCACCGGCTCCGACCTGGACGCTCGCGCAGCGGAGATCGTACCGGGCACGGTCGTGCGCCGCGAAGCGCTGAAGGGGTCGGGTACAGTCGTCTTCTCGCGTCCAGGCATCATAGGCACCACCGCCATCCCATCGGGGACCATTGTGGCGGCGGTCGACGCTCAGGGGCAGATCAAGTACCAAACGACCGCAGCGGGTTCGATTCTCGCCGGTAATACGGATTCCGCGGCAATCTCCGTGGTCGCCATCGAAGCGGGCACACGGGGCAACGTCGCAGCGGGAAGCATCGTGCAGTTCGTGAGTCGTATCGCGGGCGTCACCACGGTCACCAACGGCACGGCGGTTACCAACGCGCAAGACCGGGAGAGCGATGAGGCGTTTCGCGCGCGTATCCGCGCCTACGTTCAGGCGATCAGCCGCGCGACACCTACGGCTATCGAGAGCTTCGCGAACAACGTCACTTTGGCTGACGGCCGGCGAGTGCTCTTTGCGAACCTCAAAGAGCCCATCATTCCAGACGGGACGGTGCAGCTCTATATCGACGATGGGTCGGGCAGTGTCGACGAATTTGACGATACGTTCATTACGACGCCCGAAGTGGTGATCGCGTCGGCTATAGGCGGGGAAGTGCAAGCCTTTTCAGGGCAGAAGCCCATTCGTGACGACGGGAGCTTCATACTCGAAGTCGATACGGGCGGTGGTTACGTCGTTCAAGTGATCGGCGTGGATTACGACTTCAATACCGCGCAAGGCAAGGTCGTGTTCACCGCGGCGAGCTACCCCACGGGACTCGGCACGGGCGACGCCGTGCGCATGACCTACCGCTACTACACGGGGCTCATTCAAGAGACGCAAAAAGTCGTAGACGGCGACCCGCTGAATCCGCTCGTGTATCCGGGGGTTCGGGCCGGCGGCATTCAGGTATACACCCTTCCGCCCACACTCGTGTCCCAAAATGTAACCGCGTCAATCAGTGTACTTGGGGGCTTCGACACCACCACGGTTGCGGCCGAAGTGGGCACTGTGGTTCAGGACTACATCAACAACTTGCCTATTGGAGCCGACGTGATCGTGAGCGAGATCATCGAACGCGCGATGGGGGTGACCGGCATGTTCAACTTCCGGTTCCAAATACTAACGGGCTCCGCACCGCCCGCAGATCAAGTGATTCTCGATGATCAGGTCGCGCGGATCACGGCCGCCAATATCACGCTCGTGTAGGGGAATAAGATGGCACTCGGAATAACAACGGTTGAACGCGCGAACGACGTAGGAGAGCAGCCTTTCCTGATCTTCACGGACGGCTCGACACGGCGGATTCAGACGTTCGCTTTCGTAGACGAAGACGGGGCGCACGCGGGCATTGCCGGCAATCCGTTCATCGTCAGTGTTGAATCAGGGCCAGTGCGTTGGAAGTACGACACGGCCGGAGCCGCCGAAGCCGGCGCGCAGCTTCGTACGGGGGCCGGGGATATCAGAGAGTTGCGCGCCTTGCTCGACCCTTCCGTGGTCGCGGTTCGTTATCTCATGCTCTTCGATCTGGCTGCACCCCCAACGCTGGGTGCCGTGCCCGACTGGCGCGGGCTCATTCCCGCTGCGGGCGAAATGAGCGAGTCGTTTCCGGGCGGTGAGTTTGCGTTCACGTTGGGGTGCTACGCGATGATCAGCACCACGCTGCCCACACTCACTGTGAGCGCCGCGGATGGGTTTTTCCATGTGCGGGGATTAGAGGCTTGATCGATGGGATATTCAGGCGCATCGGGCATAGAGAACGTCAATCCTGAGTATAGGATTCCCCTACTTGTCGAAGGCGAATGGGAGCACTCCGCTACCCTAGTTGAAACGCGCATCGGCCGCTTCGAGCTAGACCCTAACGGCGCGGGCAAGGCCGATCTAGAGCTGTACATCGTAGGCTTCTTAGCGGACGCGGGGGCCGCTGCGCCCACGGTCGAGCTGCGGCTCTACGATGTGGGACCGCCGAACGCGCCAATCACAGGCGACCTTCGAGCCACGATCACGTCTTCCACAACGAACGCCATCGTGCGCGAGAGCGTTGCACTCACGGCGAGCGCCACGCCTACCGTGCCGGGCTCCGACCCCAACGATGGGACGATCTACAACGTCGTGCACATCTATGAGATACGCGTCATTTTCACCGCTGGCGATGCTGGCGACACCATTCGATACGATACAGTCGGCATTCTTTCGTGAGGTAGGGGAACATGGGCGGGACAATACGCGGACAGATAGATTGCTACTGCAACGAGACTACGGAGTATCGGAACGCGGCGGTCGTTTGGAAGGTCTGGCAGGACTTTTTCACGGCTCACCCGCTAATGACCCGGATCGCCTACCAAGTAGGCTCTGGCGGAACCGGAACGGACTTCTGGGACGGGGCGAATCCTTGGGGAAGCCACTGTTGGGCAGTCTGGGAATGGGGCACGAGCGCAGCCCGCGCCTACCCGATCTACGTGCTCTTGCAGTGTACGACAGGCGGCGGTGCCACGGGGCAGACCCCAGGACAGGCGCCGGGCGACCCGGCAATACATGGCGGCACTAGCTCTAGCAGCGGGTACGGCCACGTGTTTCTCAACTTCGCCATCGGAGTCGGCGGAGACGAGAACCCATGGAACGGCACATCGAATAACGACGGCACGGACACGAAGGGCGGGTCGGCAGCTATGCCGGTCGGCAACGATGGGAACGGGGCAGTCTGGCGAGTTCCGGCAGCCGGTAGCAGCGTGCTCTGCTACCCCCGTTCCAACAGCAACGGCGGCGCCTACGATACCGTGCGTCACGACAACTTCCCGATCTTCAACGAAAACGGTGCGATAGTAACTAGGTTCAACGTCATTATGGATGACGACAATCTAATGCTGTATGCGGGCTCGGGATTCCAACGATACCTCCACGCCGGGTTGATGACTCCCCACGAGGGCCTGACCGTAGACCGCCCGTGGCTTGCCTTCTACACGACGACGCCGGTCAACGAGGCCACGATCCAGGCACGCCACGGCGGGGCTCCCTTTCCAGACTCCACTGACGGCGAGCCCGTGCGGTTGCTCAATCTCGATGGCCACGACTTTTTCGCCACAAACGGGCAGCCGAACGGCTTCTTCTCGCCCGCCGAATACGAGCTGGCTCCGCTGTACGTACGCATCGAAGAATCACCGACCTTTGGGCTTCTCGGGAGTTTCGGCGTGGATGATGACTTCCACGTGTTCGGCCACAATATCCCGCAGTTCTCTACGAGCCTAACCAAAGACCGGATCGTTTTCGGCAGTACGACCGTCGCCCAGCTTCGCCATGCTTGCCCGTGGGATGGCACGACCGTCTACGGCTCAAACTTCACTAGAGTTGGGATCACGTTCTAATGGCTGACGTTCCAATGGGAGTGATCGGCTTGCTACCCATCAGCACCGCGGGGTACGAGCGGACTGTTGCGGGTTTTCAGATCGTGGGTCTTGGATCGGGTGCGCCAGCGCCAACCCCCGTCACTTACGTCAATCGAGTTTGGGATACGCTGGCGGGACCGGGATTCGTTCGCTGGGAAACCATCGACGCCGCTGATCCCACGGGCATAAGCTACCCCGGCCCCGGAACCTTCGGGGTTCACACGTCGGATTATTGCATCGAGTACACGGAGTAAAGCAATGAGCGGGACAATACGAGGCACGATCGACGCGTGGACTACTGAAACCTTAGAGTTTCAAGACGCAGCAAACATCTTCAAGACCTTTTTTGATGCGCTTGAAGCCCATCCGAACACCACGCGAATCGCGCTCCAATATGGTCTCGGAGGGACGGGCACGGACTATTGGGACGGGGGAACCCCATTTGGGCGCAACGCCTTTGTCGTCTGGCGCATGAACACAAGCGCCGCTCGTGCGTGGCCGTACTACATCTTGTTGCAGACCGCGAATGGCGATGGCGCCGCCGCGACACTCGGAGCCGCACCCGGCGATCCGTGTACTGCGGTTACCGGCGTGTCTAGCGTAGGCGGGCACGTCGTCATGCAGGTTGCTGTGGGCATCGATGGGGACGAAGACCCCTGGAACGGTTCAACCGCGAACGATGGTACAGACGCCAAAGGCGGTTCTGCCGCGTTACCTGTGGGCGGCGACGGCAACGCCACCGTATGGCGCTACCCCGATGCCGGCGGCACGAATGTTTTGGTGTTCCCGCGATCGAGTTCGCTCGGCGGAATTGAAGCTGCCACGATGCGAGAGTGCTTGACGGTCTACCAAAGCAACACGCAGGTCGACCGGCGGTACAGCATCGTCATGGACGACGATAACATTTGGACGATCTCCGATGCAAACGGCGGCGGCGACGCACGGCACGTGTGCGTAGGACTTATCGATCCGCATCAGGGGCTAACTGTTGACCGCCCGTTGGTGGCCTTCCAGATGGGCAATACGATTCCCACTTCTACGATCAACGAACAGCAAGGTGGAGTCGCATTTCCTGATTCGAGCGACGTAGTAACAGGCCCGGTTCGGAATGTGATTATCAGCTTTCCGGGTGGTTGGACCGGGGGCTCGCAGCCGAACACTCTGTTCACACCGAGTCAGTACGATCTGACGCCGCTTGTGCTGCGCATTGAAGAGTCGCCCCACAACGGGATCATCGGTAACTTCGGCGTGGTCGATGGTTTCTATCAGTTTTGCTATGACGTACCCGTTGACTCCACGAACGTCGGCAAGACGCGCGTTGTGCAGGGCTCAGCCAGTACGGCAACCTGGAAACCCTGTATGCCTTGGGACGGCTCGACCACCCCCGGAACGAACGTCACGCGAGTAGGGATCACGTTCTAATGGCGGAGCTAGCCATGGACGCTGCCGACTTGATGGACCCCGCAAGCGCGTCCCTTTTGAATCGCAACTATGGGATGGCGCCGTTTCAGCCGCCAGGGTGCGAAGTAATAACTCAGTCCGCTTATCACAACCGCGTTTGGGATACGATGGCGACCGGCTTCGTGCGTTGGGTAACGCTAGACACGGCCGATCCCACGGGCGCGCAGTACCCCGGCCCCGGCACGTTTGGCATTCACACGGACGACTTCTGTGTGGAGTACGTGGATGACGCGGTAGATGTAGCGGTGCCCATTGTGATCCCTTGCGAGGTTAGCCACATCGAGCTTGTGTCTGACGTAGACACTATTGCCGCATTTACGGGTCACGGAAATGCAACCGACCTTGCCGGCAACCACGTACTAGACGGCGGCACACCGGCTTACATTACGAATGGTTCGTACGACGGAACGCTCGATGTATTCGAGTTCGTCAGCGCGAATCGGCTCTTCACTACTAGTGATTCCGCGCATAGGATACCTACAGCAACGGACGTGAGCTTTGGGGGATTCTTTTTCGTGAATGCGACGGGATCAGGCGCGACGCCGTACTTCGTTCTTTCTAGCGATGCGGGTGCCACAAACATCAACTACGGCTTGGTTCTTCAATCAGGGACTATCAAATACCAGTCCAGCGCCGCCCTTTATGATACCGCTTACCCGCACCCGTTGAACGTGTGGTTTCACTTAGCGGCGAAAAGCCACACGAATCGCACTAACTCGACCGTGTATGTGAACGGAAGAGAGATTTGGAACGATCCGGCCACCTTGGGAGGCACCGTCAATGGGACGCAGGAACTTTACCTAGGGAACGCAAGCCCGGCAGCACCCGGAGACCTATCAGGGATGGCTTCGGACATTTTCATTGTAGACCGCGAGCTATCGGCAGCGGAGATTCACACCTACGCGGAGAACGCCTTCGGCCACCCGCTTGCAGCATAACTAATGAGCTATTACACGCACGCGCCAAGAGGCGATCAAATCTCTCAGCCGGGAAGCATCGGCGGTTCGCCCAGCCGTTTGGACGTGCACATCGATATCTGCGATATCCTTTGCTGCCCGTTCACTACGGATCGCACCGATCTGACGGGCAACCATACGTTAGCTCCGGGTAACTCGACCATTGTGCCGGGAAGCAGCGTAACCACCTACAACGGCGAGGCTTGTCTTAGGCTCAACCAGAGCGCGGGCGGTGCGGTTCGCACAAACGCGAGCGAGCCCGCGCACGCCATCGGCGGCACCGATCCCGTAACCTTCGGCTTCTTTTTGCGGCCCACATTCTGGAATACCACGTCGTTATTCGTGACCAGCGCGAGCGCGACCGCCAGCGGCAACTACGGGCTGATCCGCTTCGTCAATGGCGATTGGGGATTCAGGGGCGCATCCGGCGGCGGCTTGGGCTCCGCATGGATTATCATGATCAATCGCTCGCCCGAAGACGTGGCTACCAACATTGCAAATGCGGGGCGATGGTTTCACGTCGCGATGCGGTGTGACGACGGCTCCAACTCAGGTTCGTTCTTTTGGAATGGTCACGAGATTTGGTCTGGCGCGTTTGGAACAAACGGGCGGCACATTGCGACTGGTTCGGACATATTCGGCCTCAACGAAGCCAACCCAAGTTCGGACAATCCAGGCTGGACCGGGTACATGAGCAATCTGTTCATCGCGAGTCGCGCGCTGAGCAATGTGGAGATCAAAGCACTTTCGGATGAGGCGCATGGGCACTCATCCCCATGGACGTTCGGCGCTCCGGTGCTGTAGCAAGGAATAGAATGGGACACGGCGCAAGCACGAAAGCATTGGAAGGCGCGACGCTCGCGAGGCGAGCGGGCTCGCTTTACGCGCCTACGCCGCAACGGGTCTCCGTGTCGCCGGATATCTGCAATATCCTTTGCTGCCCCTTCGGCACGAATGCCATCGACCTAACCGGCAATCACACGGTTGACGACGGCACGCCCGTTTTCAGCAACGTGACGCAAAACCACTACACCTACGACAGTGCCGACATGCTTGAAGCATCGACCGACGCGGGCACGGCGCCGCGGGTGCTCGCTGATTCGCAAGCGCACCAAATCCCGCTCGCAAATCCCGTGACGTTCGGGTTCTTTATGCGCCCGTCCCAATACAACGGGAGCCCGTACTTCATGTGCTCCGGCGCAGCGACCGCCACGGGCAACTACGGGATTCATCGAAGTACCCTAACCGGATGGCACCATACAGGCACCGGCTTTACCGCGCTCGGAGATTACGAGGAAATCACAGAGGCGCCCCGCACGTTCCACGTTGCGCTGGCGATCTCCGGGGGGCGCGGCGCGGCACCGGCCGCAGAGTTCTACCTAAACGGCACGCCGGTATGGTCCGGTAACTTGGGCGCGTCGATTGCGCCGCTCACCACGCATAACCTTGGCCTCACAGCCGCCTCTACAGCCAACGACTCCAATTGGCATGGGCATTTTTGCAACGCCTTCATTTCAGATACGTTGCTCGACCCGGCCACGATCAAGAATCTATCCGATGAGTCGTTTGGGCACGCATCGCCTTGGATGATCTAGAACCATGACTATCGACACGACTCTGAAAGCACGGTCTTACGAATGAGCTTGCTGATCCTATTCGATAGTGGCGCAGGCGTCGCTGATCCCCTTTCGATCACGAGCGTGAGCGACCCCATCGTGCCCCGGCGCGGCGGCAAGGTAGTCAAGATCCTTGGTACGGGCTTTGAAGCGGGGGTCGTGGTCGAACTTTTGCAGGCTTCGGTTGTCCAGGGGACGGGATACATTTTCAACGCTGACTTCGATGTGACCGCGACGTGCATTTTCGTGGGGCTCCCCCCGCTCCCCGATGGCGTCTACGACCTACAAGTGACCGTGGGGGTCGATACCGCCACCTTTGTCGCCGCATTCGACTACCGGCTCTTCGCCGAAGAGACCAAAGCGCAGCGCGTGCGCATTGGCTTCGCATCGGTTTGGCGAACGGGTCCGCGCATCCTAACCAACAATACCGCGGGGCTGTTATGAGCCTAGAGCAAGGGCTGTTTTCCGCGGTTCTGGACGCGATCTTTGGCTCCGACGAGGATATCGCCGGCAAGCCCGTGACGCGGCTCGTGACGACGCTCAGCGACACGGAGACCACCGCGATGGGGGTCGAGAGTACGCTCAGCATCGGCGAGAACACGGACGGCACCGAGGACGCGCTCTTGCTTGTGGGGGGCGAGATCATCGGGGCGACGGCACGGCTGAATGGCCCGGTCACTTTCGAGTTCCAAACGCTCACGCGCGGGCTCAACGACACAGAGCCGAAGGTCCATCCGGTGGGGACGCTGGTTTTCGACCTATCCGGCAATGCGAGCGGACTTGAGCACCTACGGCGCGGCTTTTTGGTGGATCATGCGGTAGGCGAAGACCTGGATATCATCGGTCGAAATCTCGGCCTCACCCGCTGCCCCGGTATCACCGAAGACCAATGGCGGGCGATCATCAAAGCGGTGGCCTATCTCCCGAAGACCACGATTCACGCCTTCGATGAGGCCCTTACGGCCCTTCTAGGGGCCAGTCAGTACACTCTTCGCGAGAACATTACCGCGGACCCTTGGAAGGTCTTCGTGTCGATTATCGTGGCGCTCGCCACGACCCTACAAGGCCGGTTTTTCCTAAATGGCGGCGAGCCCCAACTCACCACGGGGCTCAACAGCGTGGAAGTGGACTACGGAGCGGTCGACGGCGCGGAAGCGCCCTACCCCGGCGCGCTGACGGCGACCTTTGGGCTTCGCGAGATCGCGTATCCCGCCGATATAGCCGCTACCGCGATTGTCGGCGTTTTCGACGATACGCCCCAAGTGCGGCGGGGGTTCCGAGAGGGCCTTACCAACTACTTTTTGCCAGGGGGCACCGTTTCAGGGACCACGATCACGCTCGGTACGAGCCCCGGAGCCAACGGCACCGCCGTGATCGTTGATTACACGGCATTCAGT